TTTCAGATCGAGCGCACCGCCCATGATCAGCGTGTCCAGGTTCGCCATCAGGTCGTGGCGGAAGGCCGCGTAGGCTGCGGTCTTTGATTTCTTCCGATTGTTGTTGAAGGTTTCACCGATCTCGCGGAACAGACGCCGCGCGTCAGAACGCTCAGTCTCGGTGGGGATGAGCTTGGCAGGAGACGACGATTCGCTTTTGGGAACCAGCTTCGCTATGTCCCTGGGAAGGGCTACGGCACGACGGGTCTTGGCAGACCCCTTCCAGTCCGTCTGCTCCGGCCGGATGAACGCCTCTCCGTTCGTGCCGTCCAATTCCAGGCGCTGCCCAACCCAGCCAAGGCCATACTTCTCAGGATCACTCACTATCGCCCCAGCGTATGTGTGCCAAGGGTGCGACGGATCGGTGACGGTCACACGGGTGCCGATAGGTATGGCTTTTGCTATCGGGGTAACAAGTCCTTCGACACCGCGGGTCGCAGCCGGCTTCGTCTTGGCCCCACTGGATCGGCCGACACTGTCGGCCGCAGTGCGCGCCCCTCCGGGGCGCCATCCGCGAATGTCCCCTCCGCCGCTGCCTTCTGCCGCGGGCTGGGCTGCCCCGAGGGAGATGGGACGCTCCCCGGTTTGCTGAACGGCAGCACTCCGTCGCGCAGTGTCGTCTGAGCCCGGAGCAAGCGCTGATGGGCGCCCTGGCCGGCCTGGCGCTGGTTGAAGATTTGGTCCTGCCGCTCGGGGGTCAGGACGGTGTGGCGCGACCGGAACAGTTGCGCGGGAGAAAGCTCGGGTTCCTGGGAAACCTGTGGTATCTCCGGGAACAGCCCGGAAGGTGGGACGGAGATTCCTGGATCGTGCAGGTTTACCAGCGTCGTCAGGAACTGGGCGAACGCTCGGGCTGCCTCCGGAGTCGGAAAGGAAAGCACTAATTGATTCTCTCGTTGCTCGATCATCTTCTGCGCGCTCCTGCTCTCGCTCAACCACCGCTGGATCAATCTCCCAGGTCATATCGAATCCTCTTCGTCCCAATCAGGAATATCAACAGTCTGATTCTTCAATTCGTGAAAGCAGTCGCTGAGAAATTGAATCCGTCCGCCCACCACAATCGAGTGGCAATGGTGCTCTGGTTCGTCTTTATTACAGTTGATCGACGGTGTAAAAGTCGGATTGTCCATCGAACCGTTCCAACCCCAGGAAGCTCCTTGGGAATTCGTGTGGCCATTGACCGAGACTGCGTGGCCATACTGACAACCTGGGCAGTGGAAGGCGTAGTAGTTCTCCGCAACACGATGAATCTTCGCGCTCATACCCACTCCAATCGATTCATCTTCTGCTTCCGTTTTGAATAAATCTCCAATTTGCGAAGGTGATCGTTCCCGCTGGTCAGTAGCATCCCGGCCCCGGTGACACTCGGATCTTTCAACCATTCGGGCATTTGGCCCCGCGTCGGAGAGAAGCCCGACATTTCGAGTTCTTCCTTCGTCATCATGATGTTTTTCGACGCTTTATTCTGGCACGGTGTGGGATGATTTTGTTCCAATGCTATCCAGCCGAGGAAGCCCGCCATCAGAACATCGTCGTGACCCACAGCGACGTTCCAGCGCCAATTCATTTCCAGCTTGGCTTTCTTCATCTGTGACACGAACACACGGTCCTTAGAAACAACTCTTTTGTTGTGCAGCGCCGTGCGAAATAGCGAAAACATCATCTTGCGGTAACGATCGCTGGTTTCGAATCCGTAAGCCTGCCCCCGCTTAGACCGATCGGCGCGATCGTCGCGACCCTTCCAAAGATACTGGTTGGGGTAATAGTAAGTGTCGCGCAGCGCTTTCATCGTCACATAGCCGATGTTGTTCAACTCAACGTTCAGCATTGCCCCGTTGAAGTAGTACCCAATAGCAGCCGCTACAGGAGCCAATTCCTCTGGTGATACGCGGGATACGTACCGAGCAGCGAGGTCTCCTGTCTCCGCATTCCAAACCACAATAGCCGCGTAGTCGCCCGGGGCGAGAGTAGACTCTTCACCTCGGGCCGAATCCACGCCGGCGAAATAGTGAGCCCCCTTCTGAGGGGTCTCGTAAAGACAAAGCGGGCCGTCAGTTCCTTTCTGAATCTCTCCATGCTTCTGATCGGCGGTGAGTACACATCGACCCTGCCACGGGATCTTAACAATGGAGTTCTCCGCAAACTGCATCTCTTCGACGGTGAAAGCGGGGTTCCCCGTCGCGACAAACGCCTCCGACGGGTCTGCCGGATATTCAGCCCTCCAGCGCTCGATGATTCCTTCGCATTTTGTAGATAGCGTTTCGCGAAACCAAGCCATTTGCGACTTAGTGAGTTCGACCTTCTTCCCCGTCTTCCAGTGCTTGATCTCATTCATCAAATGACGCTCGTACTCATCGCGGGGAGCGTCAAGCGCAAACTCTTCAGGCAATTGGTAAGCCGGGTCATCCCACCACGGAAGAAATATCGCGAGGAACTCGTTATCGCCGGCTACGGCTGCTTCCCACGCTTGATAATAGGACTCTCCTGGGCCTTCCAACCCATTTGCCGTGCTTTCGATCATGCACCCATTGTTGGGGTCTTTACTCAGCGTATTCATCAGACTGGTGAAAACGCCTTCGTAGGGATAAAATCCGGCTTCCGTGAGGTGCAAGAAACTCGAAGTCAACCCGCGCTGACCATGTACCGTAGCTGCCGTATGGTGGGTGAATTGGGAATCAGGACCGTCCGAGTGAGGCCAAATAAGAGTCCTCTTGGTCGGCTTCGACGCGCCAGGATATAAGTCCTTACAATCCTCACGAAAGCTGCAAGCCATAGCGAAGTTAGCTGCAGCTACTTCGGCGTTCTGTGCGATGCAACGCGCGAGCGCACCTGGATGCGCGATGCAGTGTGCTTGCCCAAGGCCTGTTGCAAGAGTGGACAGGCCAACACGACGGCCTTTGAGGAAGATCATGAACAACCGGCGGCGTCGTGCAAGATGTTCTTCCGCGAGTTGAAATACTTCCTTCTGCTGCTGTCTGAGCGTGAAGGGGATGAATGTCCCCTCGTCCCTATCTCTAATATGGAATCGGGTGAAGAGACGCTCGACATGATGGAGGTTAAGGGGCGTATCAATCTCCTACTTACTTTGTCCTTCCAAACTTTCCATGGTACTTACGTGACGCTTCGGCATACTTCTCCGCCGCTTCTTCGAGAGTCGAACTACTGCCCAATTGTACGCAAACACCTTCATGCGTTATCTTGGAAGAGTAAATCTCGCCCGTCTTACGACCATTGAAAAACACTCCCTTGACGCCCGTTCTGTTATCACTGCGCACCTTCCTGTTGTACATGTGATGCTTCCTAGGAAGTGGCCTCAGATTCTCATCAAGATTGTTGAGAGGATCCATATCGGCGTGATCCGCCTCTCGTTTGTCGGACCTCTCCATACCAAGAATCTGCCGGGCCAAGTGTAGCCTGTATTTGTTTCCAGACTCGTCTGTTGCCCACCTATGTATGTAAAAATCACCATTGGCATCTAAAGACGCCTGCCAATGCCCTTGACTCAATTCCTCCACTCTGTGAGGACTGACCCGCGCTACTTTATCCCTTGTAGACGGCAAATACCCGATGCCATCCTCGATCCACCCCTTACGTAGTGGCGTCATCCAATTCCCACAATTACAACCGCAGGAACCGCTCTCGCCAACTAGATTGGGCTGCACCACCGGGCGAATCGTACCGCACTCGCATTCGCACAGCCAAACACTATGCTTTCCAGGTTCCTTCTTATAAAAGGAAAGCACAGTCCACAGACCGAACTTTTTGCCGGTCAAGTCTTTGTAGTATCCTTTTCGTGGGGCCATTGTCGTCCTCCTGTGACGATAAGGTGAGAACCGAGCGGTGACACGCTTGGCCCCTCCAGTATACCTCACATCGTCATCTTTCAGAAGCCCCATACTCTCCCGGCATCGCCAACCCTAAACTGACCGGCATCATTGGCCCGTGATGCGGCTGCCCCAGGATCAAATCGGCGCCCGCCACGATCAGCTCGCGCTCGGCGGCGGTGAAGCGAAACCGAGTCAAAGAGCCCAGTGATCCATCGCTGAACACCACACGCGCCACCACGATCGGATAGAACTCATCCTGCCCGAGCGCGACGACCTGCTCAGAGGGTACTTCGGCTTCGGTGAGAACTGGAGAGACGGAGTCCACTACGCTTCCTTCTTCTTCGGCTCTTCATTCACCGTGTTGTGCTCTCCCGAGTGCCCGTGCTCGCGAAGGCAATACGTGTTGGACTTATGCTCGCTGTCGAGAAATATGCTCGCGGAGCACGGGACGAATGGATTGAGGATGGAACCTTCAGTTTTCATTGAACCTTCTTCAAAACTGGTACGTTCAAGTCCGTGACGATCCGTGAGACTCCATCGGTCATCTGATCCATCACCGACAGCGCCTCCAGCAGATCCTGGCGTGTGGCCTTCTCCAGGCCTCCGCGGATCAACAGGACCGGATTGGCATGCGGGGAGAAACCGATGCCCTGCTGGGTCATCTCCATGAAGGTTGACATATCGGACTCGTCACGGACGATGATCAAATCGCCGGGGCCGAGGGAGAGCTTCTCGACGCGATCCTGCACCAGGTCGATGTGACGGTCGGCACTGTTGGATGTGTCTGCCATCACAAAATGTCTCCTTGCTCATGCCCGTCAAAACGCAACTTGTTCCGTTCCTCTTTTGGCAACATGCGCTCGCGATTACGCTCACGAACACAAAGTGGACCACAAAAACGATAAGGAACCGGGACGCCTGTATCCGGGTCCATATCACTACCGACCATGATCCACTGGCTCTTGCGCGCTTCCTCGAGCGTCTTTCCGCATCCCGTACACCTTTCGGTGTTGCTCTCGTCCATCCTGCCTTGCAGCGTCTCGGCCGCGAGGTCACACTGGTGGCGCATCTTTGCCAGCATTTCCAAACCGGAGGCGACCGGGAGCTTGCGGAAATACTGCCTGACCTCCAGTTCCGTCGCGGAGAGCACGAGCGCGGCGGCGACGTTAGCCGCGGCGAGGGTGGAGTATGGGTTGCGGGGGTTGACGACCGCCGGCTCAGGCTCAAGCTCAGCCCGCAAAGCCCTGACCGCTTCAGCAGCCTCAGCCGCCTCAGCCTCGGCACGCTGGGCTTCAAGGGGAGAGGCATACTGGCGAGGGGGTACTGCCGCCGGCTTGGCCACCGGTTTGACTGCAGGTACGGTGCCAAGGCCCTGGGTGGGCTGACCGGTATGGACTGCGGCGAGACGTGACATTTGGGGTCCTTTCAGTTCGAACGCGGCTAAGCGGTGACCGATCCATCCGGGTTGATAGTGATCGGGG